TTTAAGATAAACATCACATCGGCAGGAGAGAGCCATGGATAGCGTAAAACTCGCGGAGTATTTTTTTAAGACTCTGCGCAAAAGAGAACAGGATTTAGTTGACAGTCTTTCAGCAGGGAATGTACAATCCATGGAAGACTACAAATATCATATGGGTGCGTTATCGGCGGTTCGCTCACTCATAGACGATTTAAAAGAAACGCTGCATATGGATGATATCGATGAATGACAAAGTCGCAGAAAATATAGAAGAAAAAAAAGAAGCCTCATTAGAACTTGATAAAGCTTTTGTAACAGAAGAAGCAAGAGTTCTAGATCCCAAACTACTCAGTAAATCATTATTAGACAGAATGCCAAATCCATCTGGATGGCGTATTCTTGTTTTACCTTATAGAGGTAAGGGTGTAACTGAAGGCGGTATTCAGCTCGTTAAAGAAACCATGGACAGAGAATCTTTGTCTACAGTGGTTGCTTACGTTCTAAAGGTTGGACCTTTAGCTTATAAAGAAAAAGAAAAATATGGAGACAAACCCTGGTGTCAAGAAAAAGACTGGGTGTTAATTGGCAGATATGCTGGTTCCCGTTTCCGTTTAGAAGATGATCACGAAGTTAGAATCATTAATGACGATGACATCATTGGAACAATTTTAGATCCTGACGATATTAAATCTTTATAAGAGAGGTAAAGCATGGCAAACGAAGCAGAAAATTTAGACATAGAAATTACAGACGAGAAGATCGAAAAGGCAGCATTGCCTGAGAAAAGACGCGTTGAAGAAGAAGTAAGCGATGAAGCTGTCGAAGTTTCATTGGGTGATGATTCTCAAGAAGTTTCTCCTGTAACAGAAGACGAAGTTCAAGAAGACTTTGCAGTTTCTCCAAAAGTAGAGGAACAAGCAAAAGATTTATCTGAGGTAGAGAAAAGAGCATCTCTAGCACAAAACAGAATTAACAAGGCAGTAGCTCAAGCCAAAGAGTTTCAAAGAAGAGAGTTAATGGCGGTTCAATACGCCAAAGATCTTAAAGACCAAAACGAAAAATTAAGACAACAACAAAAGTCTTTCTCTAGTAGTTACAGTGATGAGTTCACCAACAGGGTTGAATCTCAAATGACTTTGGCAAAACAAGCATTAAGACAAGCAACAGAAGCCGGAGACTCAGAAGCTATTGCTTCAGCTACAGAAGCTTTAACTTTAGCTACAACTGATAAAGCTAGGCTTCAGCAATACTCTCAAGCTCAAAAGCAGTACGAAGAGCAAGAAGCTGCTTATATTCAAAATCAACAACAAAATCAAACTCCAGAGCAATATGCTCAACCAGCTGAAGAGTTTAATGAGCCATCTCCTAAAGCTAGAGAGTGGGCACAAAAGAATACTTGGTTTGGACAAGACCAAGTTGCAACGTCAGTTGCCTTTGCTGTTCATAAGCAACTAGAAAATGAAGGCTTTGACACTGACTCTGATCAGTACTATAGTGAGATTGATAAGAGGGTACAACAAGAGTTGCCTCACAAGTTTAACGTGGAAGCGAAAAAGAACGTCCAAACAGTCGCTTCAGCCACACGCAACACATCGACTGGACGCAAACAGAATCGTATTCAATTGACGCCAAGTGAACAGGCATTAGCCAAAAAACTTGGAGTGTCATTTAAAGATTACGCAATACAAAAAGCGAGGCTACAAAAATCATGAGCAATAAAGAGATAAAAGTAACGAGAGCAAATAGCAACGATGACAGAGTCCCTAGAGACTCAGAAGCCAGAAGTAAATCAGAAAGGCCAAAAGCCTGGAAGATGCCTTCAGCTCTTGAGCTTCCAGAAGAAGCTGTAGAAATTGCAAAATCTCAAGGAATTGTTTATCGATGGGTAAGAGAATCTGTAGCTGGACAAGATGACAAAACGAATGTCTCAAAAAGATTTCGTGAAGGATTCGAGCCAGTTAAACCAGAAGAACTTCCCGGCTTTCATGATTTGCCTATAGTCGATGATGGTCGACATGCTGGAATTATTGGTGTTGGTGGGTTAATACTGTGCAAGATACCGAAAGAAATCGCAGATCAGCGTAATGAATATTTCGCGGCCCAAACTGATAACCAAATGCATGCAGTAGAGAACGACCTGATGCGTGAAGAAAATCCCGCGATGCCAATCTCGAGAGAGTTGAAATCAAGGGTAACATTTGGCGGAGGCGGTAAAGGATAACTTTACTGACTCTTAAATAAATTTAATTTAGGAAATAACTATGGCAAACCAAAATGCTGCTTTCGGCTTAAGACCTAATAGCAAACTGGGTAGTAATGTAAACTCCGAAGGGACTACAGAATACTCAATTGCTTCTGGTGCAAGCGGAAACATATTTTCAGGCGATCCAGTTAAGATGGCGAGTACAGGTACTATTTTAGTAGCTGCTGCTGGTGATCTTCTTCTGGGAGTCTTCAGAGGATGCAGATATACTGATTCTAGTGGGGAAATAATTTACTCTCCTTACTGGCCTAACGGTACTGTCTCATCAGACGCGGTGGCTTTCGTTGTTGACGATCCTAATGCATTATTCGAAGTAGAAAGTGCTGCAACTGGTTCAGTTGTACAAACAGTTATTGGCAACAATGCTGACATTGTATACTCTGCTGGTTCAACAGTAGATGGACAATCTGATGTTACAATCAGTGGAACCACTGCTGCTACTACTGCTCAACTTAGAATTGTTGGAATTTCCAATGATCCTGAGAATAATACTTTAGGTACTGGTTCTCAATCAGCAAACGTTAACTTGATAGTCAAAATTAACGAGCACTTCTACGCTCAAGTAACGGGAGTTTAACAATGGCTATTAATCGTTCACAATTAGCTAAAGAGCTAGAACCAGGTCTAAACGCCTTATTCGGGATGGAGTATAATCGCTATGAAAGCGAGCATGCTGAAATCTTTGATACTGAGTCATCAGATAGAGCATTTGAAGAAGAAACCTTAATAGTAGGTTTCGGTAACGCACAAGTAAAAGCTGAAGGAAACGGAGTCGCATTCGACAACGCTTCAGAAGGCTATACTGCAAGATACTCTCACGAGACTGTTGCGTTAGCATTTGCACTTACTGAAGAAGCAATCGAAGATAATTTATATGATCGTTTAGGAGCTAGATATACAAAAGCCCTAGCAAGATCTATGGCTCATACAAAGCAAGTAAAAGCTGCTTCTGTGTTGAACAATGCTTTCTCATCCAGTTTTACTGGCGGAGATGGTGTTGCTCTAGTAAGTACAGCTCACCCATTAACTGGTGGCGGTACTTTCTCAAACAGACCAAGCACTTATACTGACTTGAATGAGACTTCATTAGAAGATGCAATCATTTCTATCTCAACTTTTGTTGATGACAGAAACATGATTCTTGCTCTACAAGGAACTAAATTGATAGTCCCACCACAATTACAATTTGTGGCTGATAGATTACTCAATACTCCTGGCCGAGTTAGCACTTCTGACAATGACATCAATGCTCTTAAGAATATGGGAATGGTCCCAGAAGGTTATTCAGTTAACCATTTCTTAACAGACAACGATGCATGGTTCTTGAAGACTGATTGTCCTGATGGTTTTAAACACTTCGAGAGATCTCCTCTTTCAACTTCTATGGAAGGTGACTTTGATACTGGCAACGTCAGATTCAAAGCTAGAGAAAGATATTCTTTTGGTTTTTCAAACCCAAGGTGTCTATTTGCATCACAAGGTGCATAAACCCAATTCTATTGGTAAAGGGAGCTTCGGCTCCCTTTTTTTTTCTTTCTTTTTACAGATATTTAATTTACAATCAATTAAACCGGGATTAATAGTTGCACCAACTGGCTCGGCAGACTTACTCCAAAGATGGCGCAACATATTTAGTTAGGAGAACATAATGGCTAAATCAACTTTTTCAGGTCCAGTCAAATCTTTGGCAGGATTTATTTCAGCAGGGGTTAATAACTCTGTTTCTTTAACCGCAGATACTACTTTAACAGTAGATGCACATGCAGGAAAAATCTTATTGTGTAATGATGCAGACGGTAAATTTACTTTACCTTCTATCTCATCAGCAACTCCAAGCGATCCTACAGACCCTAACCAAGCTAACAACATTGGTGCTTCTTTCTATTTTGTAATAGAAACAGCAGCAACAGACTTAGATATTAAAACTGATGGTACCGACAAATTTGAAGGTGCAGTATTAGTAGCTGTAGACGATGGCGCTAAGAAAGCTTTTGTTCCAGGAGCATCTAACGATGTTATGACTATGAATGGATCAACTAAAGGTGGTATTGCAGGAAGTGTTGTACGAGTTACAGCTATTGATGCAGTTACTTATTTAGTTCACGATTCATTATTAATTGGTTCAGGAACAATAGTTACACCATTTGCTGACGCGTAAGTAGGAGCTAATTATGGCAGATGCAGTAACTTCAACAACTCTGTTAGATAGTGATAGGCTTGCTATTATTCAGCTGACTAATACATCTGATGGTAATGGTGAAAGTGCAGTCACAAAAGTAGATGTTAGTGCTTTACAGCCTAATAACTTTGGCAAAGCATGTACTGGTGTTCGTCTTGCAAAAATTTGTTATTCAACCTTTGGGATGAGTGCAAAACTTTTGTGGGTTGCAACCACTAATACTATTTGCTGGGACTTAAACGAAAACTATGCTGATTCAGAAGACTTTACAGAGTTTGGCGGACTGGTAAATACAGCAGCAGCAGGTGGAAAAACAGGAGACATAGCTCTTACTACAACCGGTCACGCAAGTGGCGATTCGTATGTAATAGTGTTAACTGTAATTAAAAACTTCGCTGCTTAAATTTTTGTAGTAGCACTTCTATAGTGCTACTATATTAATATGGCAAGAACACCTCCAAAAAGACCTAAGCCCATACGCAAAACAACTAAGGGCAAAGGCGCTAACTACAGGCCTACAAATTCTGGGGCTGGTATGACTGCTAAAGGTATTAGAACTTATCGAAAAGCTAATCCGGGATCTAAACTTAAAAAAGCAGTAACAGGAAAAGTTAAAAAAGGAAGTACAGCAGCTAACAGACGCAAGTCTTATTGCGCTAGATCTCTCGGACAGCTTAAAAAAAGTTCTGCTAAAACTAGGAATAATCCTAACTCAAGAATACGTCAAGCAAGACGAAGGTGGAAATGTTAAATGGCTAAAGCAAAAAGTGGTGGAAAAATATGCCCAAAAGGTAAAGCTTGGGCTAAAAGAACTTTTGATACATACCCAAGCGCCTATGCAAATATGGCCGCATCTAAATATTGCAAAGATCCAAACTACGCAAAAGGCTCTAAAAATAAAGCAAAAAAAATGAAAGACGGTGGTCTTGTGGGTGGCGGTAGACAGGCTCGTCAAAACAGACAAGTATTTTAATGGGTCAGCTAAAAGAATGGCGTAATCAAAAATGGGTTCGTATAGGAACTGATGGTTCTATTTTAGGAGAATGTGGAACGAGTCCAAATAAAAAAAATCCAGATCGATGTTTACCTCTTTCAAAAGCTAAAAGTCTATCAAAAGAAGAAAGAGCTTCTACAGCAAAAAAGAAAAAATCAGCAGGAAACAAAGGCAAGACTGTTGTAGCAAATACTCCAAAAGCAAAAGTTAAATTAAAAAATGGTGGAGAAGTAAGAAGAATTGCAAGAGGATGTGGTAAAGTAATGTCTGATAGAAGGAAGAGAACTAAATTTTCGTAGAGGAAAATATTGGCTTATTTGTATAGCAATGTCCCGCATTTCAAATGTTGGGTAAGGAGAGAGTACACGCACAACCATGAAAAATATCATGGCGAGTTTTTACATGCCATGGCAGTTGGCGTTACCACAATGCCAAATCGTTGTTTGGGTTTTCATATTATATTTACAGGCGTAGAAGCAGAAGGCGAACCAGAAGATACAATTCACGGTGGCGCTATGTGGGCAAGAATGCCTATAACTGCTTTAGTTGGAGATACACCTTTTGAAGAATGGCCAGATCCAATGGCAGTACATGATGCACAACCCTGGGATTGTTCCTCGCATCACAATTCAGTTTATGTTATTGATAGAGCAACACCGTGTCCTTGGCTTGCAAAAATAGATGGAGAAATTTTTCCAGCAAAATATTACTTTACAGTTGATTATGCTGAAAGCGAAATAGCAGATCATCCAGCGCAACATAAAAGTAGTCATGTTTTAGAGCTACTTGATGCAGGAGAATGGACGGGAAACATAGTGGCTTTGCCAAACAATAGAGTTAGAGCTACCCACCCGGCTTGGTTTCAGGTTGGAGAAGGAGCGCCTGACTTTAGACCATCTCAACATATACATTA